TAAAATAATCATATCTACTATAATAACTTTTTTTTAAATATTTTGTTTTTAATTCGTGTTTATGTAAACAAAAAAAGGCACTCCGAAAAGTGCCTCTTTGTTATGAAAGGTATAAGAAAGAATCTTATTTATACAGTACCATCATTGATAACTGCATCAGTTCCTGTTCCATCTGCAAAAATTTCTGCAAGACTTCCTGTTCCCTCAATTGTAGTACAATCCAAGAAGAAAGGCATATCCTGTTCCATTCCAACAAATTCCAAAGAATAGCCATTAAAATCTGTCATTCCATCTCCTGAAGATACGGTTCCAGAATTTACATCCATTCCCTGCGCAAATCCTAATAAAAAGAACTGATTTGACATAGTCTGACAGATAACGCGAGGTCTTCCAAATGCCAATAATTTCACATTTTTTCGTGCTACTGCGTCTTGTCTTTTTAATCTGATTTTTAAATTTTGATTAAAAACCGTTGTACCATTAGAACGCGAAGATTCAATAGCCGTTTCCAGACTATTGCCCTCGCCTTTTAATTCGTATTTGTATAGCGTTAAAGCTGCTGCTGGTGTCCAAGCAGTAATTTGTTCGTCAGCATCATACGTAATTGTATCTGATTCTGACAAATCGTCGAAATTGGCGAAAAATATATTTTTTATGCCAGAAATTGAATCCTTGCACTGCTCAATTCGACCTGAAGTAATATCACAACTCATTTTTTTAAAGTTTTATGAATAAAAAAAGGCAGGTACTTTTACCTACCTTTCTTTAATCTGATTAATATTATGAATAAACTACACAATCGTTAGCTATTCCTACTTGTGCGCCTACTTGCATTCTCATAACGATTCTTACGTTATCAGATCCATCATATAAATGAACTGGAATTACAGAAGCTTCTTGCCAATCTGACAATAAAGACGTTCCGAAATACAAGTTAGAAGTCTGTGCTGCTACCATTGAATTGTCTGCCAATCCGTTAGCAACGAATACAGGAATACCATCGAAAGAAAGACTTCCGTTTGTATACCATTGTGTTCCTTTGTTGTCAGTACCATTTGCACCAAGTCCTGCTGCTGCAAAACCACCTAATGCACGTACATAATTTCTTGCGATATTTGAAGATACATACAATTTCAAATCTTCTGCACCGTAAACTGTTGTAGGTATAGCATCAATTACTTTACCCATTTCATCAATTACGTTAGCTGCCGTAGAAGCTACTGAAGCAATATCTTGTGCTGCTGGTAAACCTGCTGCGTTTAATAGTGTAACGATACCATCATAAGCATTAGCACCATTAACACCTGTCCATAGTAACGTTTCGTTAGAAGCTGCAACTTTAGAAGCAACATATCCTAATAAGTAATCTTCAAAAGATTTAGGAATATCTGCAAAAGCAGAAGCACCCATCTCAATTGCTGAAAATGTGTTATGAAATTGGCTTCTACAAAGTTGTAAATTTACTTGCATATCTTTAACAGTCAATATGCTTTCGCCCATTGTTACAGTACGTGTTTCGTCAAAATCACAAGTTGCATCTTGGAATAAGTCGTTAGTATCAATAGTTTGTAATACTGATTTTCCTTTGACGTTTTCAAGAACGGTAACGCCACCGTTTTCAATTGTAGGCGCACTTAAAAGAGCTGCGGAAATGTATTTCCCTGCTGCCATTCCTGCATAAGTACTACCTGGAAATGTCGGCTGATCTGCCATAATTTTTAGTTTTTAATTATTATTATTTATTTATTTAATTTTTTGAATACTCTGTCAAGAGTTGTTTCAGTTCTGTTTTGTGCATATAACATTTTTTCTCTTACTTCCTTGTTTTCTGGATTGAAAGAAATTGGCTTAACTGCTGGATCAAGTTCTTCAGTAGAAAGTTCCGTTTTTTCGTCTTCAACAACTTTTTCAGAAGTTACTTCTTCTGTTTCTACTTTAGAAAGGTTTTGAAGTTTTGCTTTAAGTTCTTCGTTTTCTTTTTTCAAAGTTTCGATTTCATTAAAGAAAGTTTCTTTTACGATTGACTCAACTACTTTTTTAACAGGCTTTGCTTCGTCTGCCATCTCTTCTTCTTTTTCGTCGTAGTCTTTTTTCGCTTCTTCTTCAATTACTTCTTCTTCTTCTTCGGCTGCTTCTTCTTTTATTTCTGCAATTAAACCCTCTTCAGTAACAACTAAAATCATTCCATCATCCATCTTGTATTCTCCGATTGGAAGTGGAATTCTTTGTTCGTCTTCTGTGATTATAACAACTTCGTTTTCTGGTGCAAATTCATCTGCTTCAATGATTGTTACACCATCTTCTAACTTGCGTTGTTCAAGTTTAACTTCCATTCCTAAAAGTTCTCTTACTTTGTTTAGTATTGCTTTATTGTTCATAGCTTATTTATTTTATGCTTTTTATTTCTGTCAATATGCTCTCTATGTTGTCATTTATTTGGTCTGACAAATCCAAAATGTCGTAAAATTCTTTAGACGCAGGACTATTTTTAACGTCTAAACCTAATTCTTTTGCTGCCTTTTCGTATTTATTCATTAAGCCATTTGCACGTTTTTCTAAATTAGCTGCGAATTTTTTATTATTTAACCAAAATTGCGATTTATCTTTAACTGCCGATACTGCTTTTTTTACCGCTGCTTCGGCTTTGTTTGCATTTGCTAAATCTTTTAGAGTTTCTTTTTTTAGACTTGCTATATCGTCTATAATACCAAGCTCTACTTTTTGAGAAGCTAACTCCGTTTTTTTGTCTTCTTTTGCCCAATCAGCAAAAATCTTATTTAGTCGTTCCATACTATATTAACTTTATTTTAAATTGTTTGTTGCATTTTTGGTTTATATGTTGCCTATTCCTTGATTTCTTATAGTGCCTTTACAACACTTTGTTGAATATGTATTGTCTTCACATAAACAAGCTTTACGAGAGTTTTTAGGACTGCTTTGTGCTTGTGGCCTTTCTACTTTCTTTTTACTCATAGTTCGTGTTTTTATCGTAATTCTTTAACGTAACTATTTGCAATTTTTTCAAGTCTTTGACTTTCTTTTAGAGCCGTTTCTAATTTAGGAAGTGGTATACCCAAACTGTCAGCCATATCAGTTGTACCAATAGCTTCTTTAATTACCTTTTTAAATAAATCAGCAGCATCTATATATTTTCTGGCAGCTTCTTGTCTTATTTGACTTGCCTTGTCAAATTCACTTAATGCTTTATCGTACATTTTTAAATTGTCATCAATCAAACCAAGTTCTACTTTTTCACTTGCTAACTTTGTCATTACTTTATTAGTAATTTCTTTTTCTAATTGTTCTCTTAAATTCATTTCAATAGGTCTTTTAGTTTGTTTATTGTTTCCGTTTTTTTATCGTCTTTACTCATATCGTATCTGTCGCTAAAAAATCCTTCAATACTGAAACCGCGGATAGTACCCTCTTTTGCTTTGTCGTATAGTTCTTGATCGTCTATCTTTGCCGATACCATCCAAGTTCCAACAGGAACATCCAAGCCATATAAAGCCGTTTTGTCTTTCTTGCTATCTTCTACTATCCAACTTTCAACTATTGTAACGCCATCAATTTTGTTTTCGTGTTCAAAGGTTGCGTTTTTATGATTCGATTTTTTAAAAAATAATTCACTTGCCTGGCGTACCGTGTTTTTAGAAAAGTAAATATAGTACTCATCTCCTTTGTCGTTTCTTCTGTAAATACTTTTATCTGGAATAAGTGCAGCACCCATTAAGATTTTCTTTTCTGCGTTAATCTCTTTTAGATATAGTTCGTGTTTTTGTTTAGAAAGTGCGATGAAGTTGGATTCAATCGCAGGTGTTTCTACTAAAGAAATTGCGTCTATTCCACTTTGTTCATCGTTTGGATCAATTATAAGTTCTACGATTTTAAATGTTTTTGATTCACTGCTCATATTATAATAACTTTTATTTGTTTATAGTGTTGCATTTTGTACTCTATTTCTGTCAAGTGCTTGGCTTGTAGTTACTTCTCCACTTACTACATAGGCCTGGACAGGTTGTTGTTGTAATTGTGCTATTTGATTTATGCCACTATCTCCAACAACGTTAAATTGTGGCGCTGCACCTCCACCTAAATCTGGTGCAGATTCTGATCCACCACCTCCATTACTTCCACCACCTTGAAATTGTTGACTTGCTATTGTTGCCACGTTTACCAATCCTGCTGCAACTGCAACTCCTGCTGCTATAAATGGTGCAGATGGATTTAATACCGTAATTGGATTTGCTGCCGTACTTGCAAATATTGCGTTGGCACTTTTATAAGTGTCTATTGTTGCTTGTGCTATACTAACTGCCTTTTGAACTTGAAAAGCCCTTTTAGCTGCCTTTTCGCTTTTACCAGCAAATAATTCTGATAGGTTGCTAATAGTTTGTAAACCTTGTGAAGCAATATCAAATTTAAAATCTTGTATTGCCTGTGCTTCTGCTATTGATTTATCAGATGCTGCTTTTTCTTTGTCTGCTTTTTCTTTTCTAAATTGATCTTCTATTGCAGCTTGATCTATTAAAAATTGTGCTTCTAATTGTTTTGTAAGTTCTGCATTATCTTGTGCAAGTAAATACTTTGCTTCATAACTTTGTGACAAAGCAATTATTTCTGCCATTTGCCTGTCTTTCATTAAGTCAAGTTCTAACTGAAATAAAGCATCTTCTTTATCTATTCTTTCTTGATTCTCCTTTTTGTTTATCTCATCTATTTTTGCATTCTTTTCTTTTTCTAAATCAACGTACTTTTTATTAATTACTTTTTGTTGTGCAAGTTCTTGCTCATCAAATAATTCTATTAATCTTGCTCTTTCTTTTCTTGTTAGTTTCGTGTTTTTCTTGGCATCTTCACGAAGTCTTCTAAACTTGTCTTCATTTATTGCAAGTTCTTTTTCTATGCCATCTTGAAAAAGTGAGTTTTCAATATCTTCTATTTGTCTTTGTATGCTTAATCTTTCTTGTGCGTATTGTTTGTACTTCTCGTTTCTCGCCTTTCGCCTTTCCTCTACTCCATCCTCATAATCTAAATCTAAATTTTCTCTTCTTACATTAAACGCTTGTATTTCATCATAATCATTTGCTAATGCTTTCGCTTTTAATTTCGTTAACGTTGCCGTTCTTTTTGCTACCTCTGATAATTCTCTTGCGTGGTCAGTTCTTCCCCTTGCTAAATTGGCATCTATAATGGCTTGAAAAACTGCGATACCTGCCTCTTCTTGTTCTATTTGTTTCTGCTTACTTTCTAAAAACAATCTCTCTTCCTTCGCAATACTATCTTCTTTAGATTGTGCAAGGTTTTTATTTATTTCTTCTATTTTTTCTGCGTTACCCTCTGCCTTTCGCAGTTCTAAATTATAAGTATCTTCTAAAGCTTGTTGTCTTTCTTTCTCTTTACCAATCGCTTTATTTATGGCTTCTATTTCTTTAGAAGCATTATCCATAGCAGCCTTATGCCTCTTGCCTTCTGCCTCAAATCTTTTTGCTTGCTCTTCTGCATTAGCTTTTCTTGTTTTTTCTTGTTCAGTTTCCAAAACTCCAATGGCTTGAAGCCCTTTCTGAAATAGTTTTACCGTAGCAATCAAAGGCATAAAAGCAATCATAAGGGCTTTAGTCATTAAGCCACCCTCCTTAAAACCTTTGTTAACATCTGTTAATACTGCTTTAACCTTGTCAAAATTTGCCACGAGTAAACCAATACCTACAACTAAAGCACCCACACCTGTACTAATAAGTGCTGCTCTAAACAACTTTAATCCTGTTGTTGCACCACCAGTAACAAAAGTAAA